TTCTTCTAAGGAGAATCATGCCAGTAAAGTATCGAATTCTTGACAGCCATGCGAGTGCAACTCCAAAGGCTGGAAAAACAACTTCTACTTACCCAAAGCGTAAGTCAAGTAAATCATCCAAAAAAATGAAATCATCTAGCAAAGGAATGTACTAATGGCGATGAAGAAAGCAAAACCAATGGTTGCTAAGCGTGTTGCTGACCGCAAGGCGTTTGTTGAGAAAACAGCGGGAATGGCATCAACACCAAGGTCGAAGCAGGCTGCTCGACAGAAGTTCTTTGTTCAAACACGAATGAAAGAACTTGAAGCAAAGGGTAAGCCTGTGGACGCAGCAAAGCGTAAAGAACTTCGTCAGAAGTTCCAGTCTGGCAACGTAAGCCGTGCCGGCTTCGGTGCCCCAAAGAAGAAGGCTGCTAGTTCAACCGCTTCTTCCACATCAAAAGTTACACCAAAGGCTATGCCAAAGGCTATGCCGAAGTCCTCATCACGTAATGCCACTTCTCAAATGAAGGGTGTTGCTGGATATGGCGGAGCAAAGTCTGGTACTTCTGTTGCAGGCAAGGGCAAGAGTGCTTCGCAAGATATAAACAAGCGTCAAGTAAAGCCTCTTTACAAGAACAAGTAATTTACAGTTACCGTTGCAGGTAACAAACAAGGCTATTGGTATATGAAAAATGCCAAATTAGCACATTCACTGTACGGACAGCCTGTGGCTGGTATCCGACTTGCCCCGACAGCGGGTGCCAAACTGGCACCACCTTCTGCGCCCTACATTGGGCGCAATCGCTGTACAGCCAACGATGACACCTGTGAAGGTCCGAAGGCACGGGGCACTGATTTCTGTATTGGACATCTACGTTCTAAAGGCGAGGCTAAATGAGCATTACCCTTACACAACTCCGTACACAAGTCAGGAACATGGTTGACTTGGATGAAACCGACCTTCCAGACTCTATTATTGACCAGTTCGCTCGTGAAGGCTTTCAGCGCATCTACTCACTTGAGCGCAGGTGGCCGTATCTACAGGAGACTTACACATTTAACACGGTTGCCAACCAGCGTGAATACACCGTTGCCACTATCGGTGATATTCGAGAAATCATTTCTGTTGTAGATACGAGCACCTCGGGTGCTCGGTTAACTTTGATTCCATATGACAACGCCGAAGAAATTTGGCTTGGGAACACAGATGTTCCCAGCCGACCGTACTTCTTTTCTTTCTGGGATAAGAAGTTGCAGTTGTGGGCTAAGCCTGATGCAATTTACCCAATTACTGTTCGTGCCTATCGTAACCCTGTATATACATGGTTAACGAACACAAGCGAAACAATTGACCTTGATGAGTGGTTCCATGCACTGCTTCCTTACTTTGTGATTGCACGGGTTTATCAGCGTCAGGAAGATTCTGATTTGTCCGCCATGTACATGCGTTCGTTTGAAGAAGGTGTTGGACTTGCTCGCCGTGACTTGATGAAAGCATCAAGTGCACAGCCGGTTATTATGTCTGCTGGTCGAGAGTATCCAACTATGCGTCGCTGGTTGCAGACGCTTGGGGCGACACTTGGACAATGAGTGCTGTATCTGTTGAACGCTACGACGACTTTACTGGTGGTCTAAACCTTCGGGCTGACCAATTTCAGTTGAAGCGCAACGAGTCACCCGACATGTTGAATGTCGAGGTTGACCCACGTGGTGGTTTGTTTACTCGTGGTGGAATCCGTGAGATAAACTCAACAGCAATTACTGGAACATGGAACCCACACAAACTGTATGCGTTTCCTGGTGCAACACCGCACTTGATGTTGGCTAACCACACAAAGGTGTACAAGTCAACTGGTGGAAACTTTACTACTCTGCAATACTCATCTGGTAATGATGTGACCGCAGCACAAACTCATGGTTCATGCATGGCTGCATGGGGTAAGACTTTGTATCTAACAACTGGTACCGCAGGTAGTGGTGGTTATTCTTGGATTACCACAGATACATACGCTACTGCTTTGACTGCTTCTGGTTCGTCTCCCCATGCGTGGCAGACTACACCAACTTCATCGGAACATAAGATGCCAACGGCTGAGCACATTATTGTTCATGCGAACAAGATGTTTGTTGCGAACACAACAGAGGCTGGTGTGGCACATCCTAATCGTGTTCGTTGGTCACTTGAATCAATCCCAGACAACTGGGACCAAGATGATTATATTGACTTCGAGGGTGGTGGAGAAGGAATTACCGCCCTTGCTGTAGTTAGCGGTCAACTTGTTGTATTCAAACAAACAGCAATGTTTGTTGTATACGGTTATGACTCGACAGACTTCAGGGTTGTTCAATTATCCCCACAACTTGGTGCACTAGAACACGAGCATGTGGCAGTAGCACCCAATGGCGTTTATTTCTTTTCGCATCCACAAGGATTGTATTTCTACAATGGAACCCAGATAATTGATATTTTTGCAAACTTGAAATCAATGTATCCAGATGGCTACATCAACTCGACAGCAGATGACCAAATAAGTGTTTCATATGTCAATGAAAGAGTCTGGCTTTCAATGCCATTTTCTAAAACAACATCCGTTGACTATCCATCTATTTCTTTTGTGTACGACCCAACAGTCAACAATGGAACTTATGTTGCTCATAAGACGGCAGATGGTTATGGTCTAATCGGTGGAACCGATTGGACTAATGCTGCTGGAGAAGCCAAGCCATTCATGATTCATCCAAACATTCCTCGTGTTCTTGAGGTTGATGTTTACGACTCAGAAAAAGATTTACTTGCAACTGTTGAATCAAACTTTGAGTCCTACTACAGAACTGGTTGGGTAGATGGTCGTTCTTATTCAATGAAGAAGATGTGGCGTAGACCAGACTTCGTTGTTAAACAAACAGACACAGAGAGAGCAATCAATGTAAAAGTATTTCACAACTTTGAAGAAGCAGTTGGTAACGAAAGAAAGTCTTTCAACATTCAACTAGAAGCATCCTCAAGTGGCATGTTGTGGGGTACTGGTCAGTGGGATATTGACGAATGGGGTGTTGAGGCTGCTGGAGCACAGGTTATTCGTGGTTCAAATCTTGGCTTGGCACGTGCTGTTCAATTGTTGTTTACTGGACCAATCGGTTTGTTCTGGGGCATTGACAGCATTGCTTACAAATTTAATACACGAAAGGTTACTGGATAATGGCTATTTCTATTCCACATACATTTGTTGCTGGCACTATTGCTTCAGCAACAACCGTCAACGCAAACTTTGCAGAAGTTGCAACCTACGTCAATGGTTTGTCCGATGGAACAAACATTGACACCAGTGCAATAACAACAGCAAAGATTGCTGATGGTGCAATCACTCAGGCAAAACTTGCTGCAGGTGTTGCCGTTGCTGGCGACTCTGACCAGGTTGTTCTTGGAAGTCAGGTGTTTGGGTGAAAGAACCACTTCACATTCCTGCAATCACTGCACTGTCTTCTGTGGATGCTACGGCTATCCGTCAGATTACTTTGTCGTTGGTTGAGGCAATTGAGGACATCAAGAAAGAGGTGGAGACTCTAAAGAGTCGTCCACAAAATAGTGCGTACACAAGGCAAAGGAACGATAGATAATGGCTTACGACCCAAGTATGTTCGAGGCACGACGTCGTGGACTAATGGAGAATTACTCCACAACTGGTGCTGCGAATCTATATAGCAACTTCCTTACCAGGCAGCGTGGCAACAGAAACCTTGCTGACTTGCGTCAAGACTTTGAAAAGGCAGCACCAAGGGTTGTTGCTGGTTACGGTGAAAGAAACTTGAATGCACCAAACATAAAGTCTGGTGCTTTTGCAAGAGCAATGAAAGAGTTTGCACAGAACAGAATCAAGCAGGAATCTCGTGCACAACAAGACTTGGCTCAGGGAGACCAACAATTCAATTTGGGAATGGCTCAACTTGGCTCTGGATACAAAAGTAGTTTGGCAGATTTAGAAGCAGATAAGGCAAGAGAAATTGAGCAGACTGCTGCCGATTTGATGAGACTAAGGAGTGGTTACTAATGGTTAATCCAAACACAATGGGTAAGAGCAAGGTTCGTACATACGAACCGTTGCTCAACCGTGCACCAGCAGGTCGAGTTGTTGCCACTGCCGCACCAAAACCACCAGTTGCTGGTGGCATGACCCCACTTA